TCCTTTCAAGAAGCGGTGCCAGTAGGACGACCGGCAGACGGGGAAAGATAAGCAAACCCTGGCATTTTCGTCCATTGTTGCCACCGGATACTGGCACGTTGAATTATCCTGCTCTTTTTATGTCCATAAGGTCTTCCCTTATAGACTTACAGGTTTTTATTAATGACATCAGTTTTTTTCTTAGACGAGTGCAAGCAACCTTTTGTCCTTTATCTGCTTTTTCAGCATCCATCTGAAATCCGTCTACTACTTGAGACATTCTATTGATTTGTGGTGTTATTTTCATTTTACCTCCTTCCTTTTCAGTGTTAACTTTTTCTTTTTTAAGATAAGATTCGGTTCCTTCCTTGTCAACTGTGGTGTTTGTAGCAGACTAAAAAATATATCCGCATCTAAGATAATAATTGGTTCATGCTGATTTCTTTTTACTACCAGCATCCAATTTGTTCCTTTCTTTTGATTCTCTTTAGCTTGGACTATCCACTTAGGAATTGACCAAGTTTCTTGATACTTACATTCAACAGCCCAAGGAAACATCTTTTGAGCTTTTCCGATTAAACGAACATCTGTACCAGACTGCCCCATTTCTCTTGAGGCGATGAGTTCATCTTTTCCACATGGAATGCCAGTCAACTCGGATATCTTTCTCATCATCCATTGTTGTAGCCGTCTTCCTTTAGCTTTTGCAGACTGTACAGATATTCGTTTCTTCATTTCCCATTCCTTTACTGTCCTTCTGAGTAGTTTCTCAGAGTCATTTTTGAATTTAGCAAATCCACAGCTTGGGAACTTCTTGACTAAATCAAGATTGTCAAGATACTCTTTGGCAATCCCAAACAGTTCATCCGAGTGCATTATTTGTCCTTGAAGACGTACACTGTCAACCATGGCAGAGTTCTTAACCAAGCACTTCCTTTAGAGTATCCGGTTCCTGCTGAAGACGAAGCACTTCTACCAGATTTAGTAGTTGCGCCTTCATCTATAAACATAATCTTTGTGCCTTGCATTATACAGGCACTCAGGACAGCCTTTTGTAATACGACAAAGGAAGAAACCATTTTCTTTGTATACTTTGGATTTGCTTTGATCGTCAATATTCCAATGGCTTCCACTTTGTTCAAGTCAACTGATTTTACTACTTCTATCGACCCTGTTGGCTCTTCTTCGTGTCTTCCATTGTATGACCCACCAGATGTGATACACTTTCCTTTTCCCCATGCTTTATCATAATGCTTTAACGCATGGTCATAGGAATAGTTTTTCTTAAATTTGGTAAGTAAATCAAATTTAGTGAACTCAGAACCATGATTCGCACTTTCTTTGTATGTTCCTAAAGGTGCAAATACAATATCTGGGACGATAAGATGATCTCGTTTTGTTTCAGCTTGCTCAAAAACAACTGTTTGGTTAACTCCTTCATTGTGTGCAGTCTGTCCTTGTATCTGTCCTTGTGCTTGCCCTTGTGCTTGCCCTTGAATGTTGGTGTTTTTGTTGATATTAGTATTTATGTTGGTGTTTTTGTTAGTATTGATATTAGTATTTATGTTGGTGTTTTTATTGCTGATAATTCCACCAGCATTTGTCCCCGAGTTTAAATCACCATTAACAATAGTATTGTGATGGTTCTTGTCTCCCATCATAATACTATCATCTATATAGGTAACATCTCCCAAGAAAGCCATTGACGGAGTTGAAATAAAAAGCACTAATAAGATTGCTAAGAATAATTTTTTCATGGTTTGTTTCTCCTTTTATAAGTTTGTGGTTTTTGTTTCAATTGAAAGAATAATTGTTGAGCCTATCTGCATACGCAAATGGTCTACCTTTGGATTAAGCTCTTGTAGTTTCTTCCAGTTCATTACATTGCCTGTATATTTCTGAGCTATCAAGGAGAGAGTGTCCCCTTCAATAACTATATGTGTTCGAGTCTTTGGTTTTTCCTGTTCTTCATCTAACTGTAAAATCACCTCCTTTATTTGTGCATTGTGTCCATTATCTGATAGTCCTTCCCAAACAACAAACTTGCCCATTGAGTTATAAACATTTTTTACATACTGTTTATCGTAGTTTACATATTGCAAAAGGGCTTTTTCCATGTTGTTATTGTTTTCCCCCAAGTATTGCTTGAGTACAAAAGCACCAGAGTCAATGCCTATTTCTATATCGTGGAAATCAAATCTGCTATTTAATTTGAGTTCTTTCACCCACACAGGCATTACTTGCATCAATCCTCTTGCTCCTGCTTTGCTGCGTAGAGTTGGATTGAAATGGCTCTCCCGTTCCATTACTGCAATAATTGGGATGATTGGTAGATTATGCTTATCGCTTGCAATTACAATATTTTTGGCAATCTCTGTTGCAATAAGCCTTGGTATTGTTTTATTAATCCGCAGTATATAATCCCTAATGTCGTCAACAAATTTTCTTTCTTTCTCTTCAAGTTCAACTACCTTTTCCGCAAGGGAATTGTTTGCATCCAAAAGCTTATGAATCATTTCGTTATTCTTTTCTTCCATATTGCCATAACTGTGTATTTGCCAAGTCATCAACATTACCGCAATAGCCAAACAAACGAACAACCCAAAAAATGAGTTTCGGAATGCTTTCTTTTTTGCCAAATCATCAATGTTTAATTTCGTTCCCGTTTTCTTCATTTTGTCCACCTCCTTTATTATTGCAAGTTAAATGCGTCTTCCCATTCTCTAAAACTTTCAGCGTTCGTAAACGATTGAAAATTTAATTTCTCGAATGTATCATAGAAATCTTTTGAATGCAAGATGTTTTCTTTGTACACAAAATCCTTTGTTCCTTCAAATGGCAAGGATACTAATGGTTTGTTTCTTTTTATTATCTCTTGCCCCTCCTCAGACTCAATGTTTTTGAATGTTTTGTGGTGTTCCGGTAATGTTTTGAGTAAATATTTTACAGCAGTCTTAGGTCCCACTCCTTCAATACCAGACACGTTATCAGTTGTGCATCCTGCTATTGCTTTTACGTTTCGCCATTCGTAACTATTAATCCCATATTTCTTTTGAAATGTGGCTCTTGTCATCATTTTTTTAGATTGAAAATCCCACTGAGAAGAGTGCAATCCTATGAATTGCCATAAATCATTGTCTCTACTTACTACAATTTTCATTGGGCAATTCGTCCACTTAACCAGAGAGGCTATAATATCATCCGCCTCAAGTCCTGTCTGAATAAAGTTGTTCTCGTTATTCTTGAAACCAAGAGCAGGAAGAACATCCCTTCTCAGTCTATGGAATTGTGTATAAGCAATGCCATCAAAAACTTTCTCCTCTTTTGTCTTCTCTTCTCTCCTTTTCCATTTATATTGAGGATAGAGCTTTGCACGATAGCTTAATTTGCTGTCCCAAGCGAAGGCAAATGCGTCAGAATCGAACCTTTTTGCAAATCCGAGTACATCATTAAGGAAATTAAATATGATCTCTGTTTTCATCTCATCGAATGACAGTTCTACATTCTTCATGGCATGTTTAGCTCTATGACAAAGTGCAGGACTATCTATTATTATCAAGTTTTGTTTCATGCGTATTTTGGTTTCCTATTTAGTCGAATTTTTTCTTCTATATCATTCCATGTTTCACCAACAAGTAACCGCAAATCATTTTCTAAGCCATCCAATTCTATCTGACTTATTATCTTGTTCTTAGTGCCTTCCAAGTTGAAATGTGTTGCTTTAATTATACGCCCCGTTGCCTTCTTCTTCGTCTTTGGATTAGTTCTTCTTACTGTCCCCATTTTCCATATGCCATTTTCCAATAGGAAGTCTATATTTGATGATAGGTCATCTACTCCATAATCATCAAATATTGGGAAAACAACTGTGCGTTTTTTGCCAGTCAGTTTGTTCTTAGTTAGTTTTGCACTTGTGTTAACACCAATAATTCTTTTCAGTTTTGGAATTTGTTTGAGTAAGGACAACCATATTTCATGTGTGCTGTAGAACTTCAAAGCTTTTCCACCACTCCTTGTTTTGTCTGTGAATCCGAATCCTATATTGTCCCTCGTCTGTGAGATAATTATTACAAGGGCTTCCATATCTTTGATGTCTCTACAAATGACTCTCAGTATTTCACCAATTAGCTTTGGCTTTTCCAGTTTGTAACTTCCTTTTGTTTTCTTAGCTTTGCCATCCTCTTCTTCAACTTCTATTTTTCCAGTTTCTTTCGCCATCTGCAAAGCTCTTTTTCTCTCTTCGATTGAGGTAAGAGCATCCAAGCTGTCAAGGATATAAATAAATGGTCTTCTATTTTGTATTGCTGCTACTATGTTGCCATAGAAGTCTTGAATTGTATCGGATACCACTTCCATATCTATTCTGTCGCTTGTCTGATGACCAAATAAATATTCCATATTGAACTCAAGGGCGGCTTCAACATCATCATAATAGAAATCATATTCATCGAACCGTTTATACATTGCCATTTCTGCAAAGCAGGATAGTGCCAGCATTGTTTTTCCTGAAGAGCTATCCCCAATTAGATTGACAAGCTTTCCGAGTCCATAGCCACCCATAGGGTTGTCTGTACAAGCACAGTTCAGCAAAGTAGAACCAGTTGGAATGATATTGTCTGTACTGATTTTTTCTTTTACTCGAATCTGTATTTTTTCTTTTGTTGCGTTCCTTATCTGAGCCGTTACTGATTTCTTTTTCAGTGTTTGTTTTTTCTTTAGTATTAGCTTTGCCATTTTGCCCCCATTGATTGGTTGGGAACTTTCTACTCAGTAGCATTGCCTCAATCGGATACTGCCTGTTGTAAGAAAGATTCACTATGTACATTAGCTATCCCAACCAATCATCTAATGTTTATTTCTTTCTCAAGACGAGAGGCTTCTTCTTACTTTTTACAGCCACTGGTTTTTTCTTTCCTTTCTTTTTCTTAGCTTCTTCTAACCGTTGCTGTTCGTCTGAGCAGTCATCGTATGAGTCGCACTCTTCGCATTGCTCGTACATATCACATTCAATGCCAAACTTTGCTCCGTATGGACATTCACCAGCAGTTGACTTTTCTGGTTCTTCCTGTTCTGGTTCTTCCTGTTCCGGTTCTGTCTCTTCTGGTTCTTCCTGTTCCGGTTCTGTCTCTTCTGGTTCTGTCTCTTCTTCAGCAGGAGAATCTTCCCCATTGAATGCAGCAAATACTTTGTTCTCATCGGGATGCATATCAATGATATCATCCAAAGAAAAGGATGTGTCAAGGATTTCATCGGGAATTGGTTCTTCTCTGTCAATGAATCTGTGACCTATCCATGCTTGACTGTCCCTGTCTGTTCCACTATCATCTTTATATGTGCCAGACTTTTGAATTTCAAACGCAATTGTTTTTCCATTGTCTGGGTCGGAGAAGATAACAGGAGCGCCTCCTTTTGGATTTTTTGCAATCGCATCAACATTTTTTTCAAAGAAGAAGTGGGCAACTTCAAAAATTTGCAGTCCTTTTTCTTCTTCTTCGGGAGTATCGTGTACCCATACAAGATAGACAGTTCTTCTCTTTGGAGCAATTGGCTTCCACTGTGATTTTGTGAGTCTGTTCTTTCTGATGTAATCACAAATGGCGTCTGCGAGTTTGAAGTTCTTTACTTGACATACGAAAGGGTCATTCCCCACTCCGATGTTTTGATGAACCCATAAGTCAATGACATATGACAGTCTGCCTTCCGCTACTTTCGGATGATTTGCACCAGCAACAAAAGGAATGATGTCGATAAGATGTTCCCCATACTCAGGACGCCAGAACTCCATCCCTTCAGGAGTTGCGTCCTTGAGAAAAATTGTTCCATAATCTCCACTGCCAGTATCATCCTTTGTTTCAATTGCTTCCTCATGCCTTTTTTCTAAATCCTTCTTGAGTTTTTTTACTTGTTTTCTGAATGACATTACTTTTTACCTCCTTTTCTCTTTATGTTAAGTTTTACTTTCTTCTTTAGTCGTGGATTTTTGTCGAGTTCATCTTCTACCACTTTGTGCATCTCATCGGATTTTATTTCATCAAAATTTTGCTTTGACACTTTTGGGTCTGCCCAGTATCCTGAGATGTAAAGTGATACAAGCCCTTCAAGAGCTTTCTTTCTGTGCTCAAAAGCTAACTTAGCGATAGATAGTATATTCACTTCCTCATTTAAGTCAAGTAAGGTGTTGTTAGCCTCCTTATGCTTATCTGTATCGACAACATACCCACGTACCGCAGTCTCAGTTAACTTGATTTTTGGAAAGTTGTTTTCCCAGTTTTTCCTTGCATCCTTGTCTATGTCTGAGTCAATAAGAGCAAGATTTTCTTTTTGTCTGTCTCGCTCCTTTGTTTTCTCAGCCCATAGTTTGCCATACTTCATCACATGCTCAGCCTGTTCTTTCAAGTTCTTTTCCAGACTGCTTAGATCAATTGCCAAATCTTCTTTATAATCAAATATGCTCATCAAATCACCTCCTTATCTAAAACACTCTGCTGGTGTTCTTTTTATATTTGCTCTCAACCTTATGAGTCCTTTGTCATATTCATCACAATAGTACCCTGACAAAAAATCTTCTTTGAACTCAGTTAGAGAATATAATGGCTTCAATATAAATTCTGTTTTACCATGTTCACGATTTAATATAATTTTTGTTGTTTCATAAAAACCAATAGCACATCCAACAGCAGCTAACAACTGAGCTTTGTTTGTTACTATACATTTTTGATTCATATTCCCTCCTCTTCAAGAGGAAAATATGCTCCCGGCCAGTCCTTCGTTGGCTTTGTTGGAACATATTCGTTTAAATTAATAGGAGCAACAAACCAAAGTCTATCTTCACACCTATCTATTGCCGTTTTTTCATTATCGAACACTCCTTGAAACTCCCATTTTTTATGGTCACGTTCATTTACTTTCCCAACAATAAATAATTTCATATCTTACTCCTTTTAGAATGGTATGTCGTCTTCGCTCTGTTCCTGACACGCAAAGAAGCATCCTAATGTCACTCCTGCTCTGCCAGTGTACATAAAACTGTCGGTAAAACAAGCAATAATACTTGCGAGTCCAGTAGGAACACCACTTTTATTTAACATCACTGCATTGAGATAGCCAAGTATTGCATATCGTATTGATTCTGGCTCCCCTTTCAGATTTTTTAAGAGCTTTCTTATCTTTGTCCATTTATTTATAACGGATAATTTTGGGTCAATCAATGCTTGGCATATTTCTTTTATGGAAGCCTCAGATACAATAAGATTCTCAATGGCATCTATTGCTTTCTCTTCATCTCCCATATCAATCACACCATCAAATAAAGATAGAGCTTGTCCTGCACTTCCCCAACATGACTTGGCAATCTTTCTTATCACACCTATTTTATATTCCTTTTCCTCTTTTCCTGCAACCGTCTTGAGCAATCGAATAACTTGACTTCGTATTAATGGCTTCAGTTCAATTTCATGGCAACGTCTTCGGATTGCTTTAAGTGTGTTTGGTTTGATAGTTGATGGCTCAGAAGTACATAAAACAAAGTGTGCATGTTCTGGTGGCTCTTCAAGTAGTTTTAAAAGAGCTTCCAGTGCGGGACCAGTTATCATGTGACACTCATCCAACAGATATAATTTTTTGTCCCCTGCCATTGGAGCATAGCTGACGTTCTCAGCTATCTTTCGTATCGTATCAATGCCACGAGTGTTTGCTGTGTTATACTCGTAGAAGTCTGACTCTGATACTTCAAGATATTCTTTTATAATTCTTGCAAGGGTTGTCTTTCCACCTCCGGGCAGTCCAGTAAAGAAAAAGCTTGAGGGAACATCAACTCTCTCAAGGACAGAGCCAAGACTCTCAATTGCTGTTTCATTTCCGACAAAATCTTCCAGTGTTTTTGGTCTGTACTTAATTTGTAGTGTCACTATGCCTCCTCTACATCATGCTTTTCTTTGTGGCGTTTTATAACTTTGCCATTAGATAGTTTGACTAATACAGTCTCGTCATTTTCCTTGACCACTTCGCCTCTTACATTCTTTTTACTTCCCAAATTGAAAGTTACTGTCATCTAATCACACCTCCTTTATTGATTCGTTTTTTAATACCTCGATAACTTTTCCTTATTCCAGTACAAACTATATTTGTTCTTGCTCTGAAAGGAATTGTTTTATTACCTACCTTTCTGCTTTTTTCCTGATCGTTCCAAGCGTACTGTCTTCCCATGATGTTGTCTGCTCCAACATCGTAACCAATTTCCTGTCTGATTTTCTTTGCTCTTCCTGCATTCATTTTTTTCTACCTCCTTTACAGTCCAAGTTAAATCTTTGCTTTGCCCAATCAACAAATACTTCTCTTGTGTCCAATCCTTTTATGCCACCAATTTCATAGTAACCTTCTGAGGGATTTAGCTCTATATATTTGGCATATTTTCCAAAGATTTTTATTGCCGATGCTTCTGTCATTTTCACTTTGAACTTAGGCGACTTTTTTCCAATCTGTTTTGTCATACCATGTTCCATCTATTTCTGTTATTTCATGGTCAATATTGAGTGGCACAATAATCCAATCAAATTCTTTTCGTGTCCGAACAGTGCCAATATCATTGATAAGATAAATTATCTCTTCCTCTTCAGGTGGATACAAGTCGTTCACAATCGAGTCATATATTTGACCAATTATTTTTGTCTTGAGTTTTCGCTTTTCCATTTCTTTTAGCAGTTCTATTAATGTCCATAGTAATATATGAAAGGCAGTTCCTTGTGCTTGATAGTTAGTACAATCATTCTTTGCCAAGTATCCTCTAAAGACAAAGCCAAGATAAGTCTCTATGAATCCTTGCTTTCGATACAGTTTGTTTATTTTTTCTTTCCATTTTTTATAGTTGGGGAATCTCTCGTCCCAAAATACTCTTTCTACTTCCTTGCAATGCTCTACAAATGCATTGTAATTATTGATACCCTTCATTCTCAAGTGCTGCCCTAATGTTATATCCGAATCTAATTTTAGTTTGATGCAGTTGTCCCATAAGTTCCTTGCACATGAGCCATACCAATCTCCGTAGAACTCAGGAAAGACCCATTGATTTTTAGCGTAGAACCGAATCTTTTTTGTGACTTCCTTTTGTTTCAGCTTCCACAAGTCAGCAGCAGAATCCCTGTGCATGTCTGATTTTATATCAGTTACATATTTTATTAGATTCCTGTCCCTATTGTAACAAGTACTTGTGGCAACTTCTATGCCACTAAAGTCACTCTCAAGTATCTTCCATCCTTTTGATGGGATAATGCCTGAACGAGTATATTTTTTTGCTTCTTCATCTCTCTTCGGAATGTTTGCAAAGTTTGGTCTGTCTGTGCTTGGTCTATATGTCACAGGAATATTTAAGTTTGACATGGGGTGCATTTTGCCATCGTATGTCTCTCGCTTAAACTGAGCTACATATGTACCTCTAACTTTTTCTAATTTTCTGAAGAGCAATAATTTCTCTGCGAATGGTGAATTTATCTTGGCGATTGCATCTTTATCTGTCGAGTAACTTCCTTTGCTTGTTAATATCTTTGGTAGTTTTAGGATATCGTAGAACAATTGTCCTAAATCCTTTCCCGAAGTGTTGCTCAACGTTCTCCCAGTCTTATCTCGGAAGAGTTTGGCTTCTTTTCCTTCGTTCAGATACGTAATACTCTTCATTGACACATATGCCATTTTGCTCAACTTTAGATAGAGCTAACGTCCCATCATGTAGTAAATAATATGCATCAATCAACTTCTTTTTATCTGTGGGACCAATCATATAGTCTTCTTCAAATTGTGGTAACTGTTTTTCTTTAAACAACTTGTAACAAAACAAGGAATCTAAACCATTGTAATGAAGTATGTCTTCAAGTGGTGCTTGTTCAATTTTATTAAAAGCATTTGAGTTTTGGGACTTTAGAAATCTTTTTACTTTTGCATCATAAGGAAAGACACCAAAATTAATGTAAGTTTGGAAGTTCAGGGAAGTATACGCCGAACGATTATCAAGAATGTGTGCAGCAAGCATCGTATCCCAAGACCATCCTTTGATTTTAACGTTCAATAATGTTGATGACCATACATCCTCAAACTTGATGTTATGAGCTATCTTGCCGATGTCAGGATTTTGTAGTATCTTTCGCCATCTCTTTCGTATCTGTTTGAGCATCAGAGGAGACCAATGGTCTTTGTAGTCGAAAGGAAAAGAGAAGGCTTCGTCCCCACAGCAAACAGAGATTGTGGATATTTTGTGTCCGGGAGCGTATGGTTTGAGCCCAGTTGCTTCATAGTCGAATGCTAAATGTTCTGGTTCTTTTTCAAGAATGTCATCCAGTACATCACAAACAGAATCAAAATCGTACAAGCAGGTAACTTGTTTATTCTCATCCTGAAATGTAAACGGCTCTAATGTCAATGCCTCCGCAGCGTTCTTTACATCACGCATCCAACAGGACACAAGATTTTTATCCTTGCTGCTCCGAATAATATAAGACGGATGATACATTGGTAAAATGTATGCGCCCGTTTCTCTGTCAGGGATGCAAAGCCCTCTCCATCTGTTTGCTGTCACAATCTTGAACTTCCCCATGAAAAAGGATTGAATCGCTTTTCCACCAAGCAACCAAATAAACTTAGGATTATATTTTTTAATTGCTTTAGTTACAAGAGGACGGCAGTATGATAACTCTGCTTTGGTTGGTGGTCTGTTCTTTGTTCCATGTTCAGTCTTTTCAAACGGACGACAAGCCAAAGCGTTCGTTTTCCAAAAATCTATATCTAAATCCAGCCCATTCTTTTTAAGCTCTGCTCTTTTCTTTTGTCCTGCTTTGCCTACAAGTTGTTTTCCTGCTTTGTCTTCATTACTTCCTGCTGCCTCTGCTACGATAAGAGAGTTTACCTTACGATAGAGACCACACTTATAACACTCAGCATCCGCCGACTCAGTGATTTCAAAGTCTGCTTCGTCTATCCCATCCTCTTCAAAGAAATCATATTGGTCATTTTTTGTCATTTATTTCCTTCATAGAGTGGTATCCATCCATAGAGTGGTACCCATCCATTGTTTCAACAACCATTCTAACATCTCCATCACTAAGTTTTGGTGCTTTTCCCCATTTCATAGCTTTATATACATCTTCTCTATTTTTGTTAACTTTCTTTGTTAATTCTGATATATATACAACGGTGTATTCTTCCATTATGCCCTTTTCAACATGATTAAGTGCTTATAGTTTTTAGTCTCAAACAAAACCTTTCTGTCTTCATTGTCCTTGTTTAATACTGCACCCCCAACCAATTTCAAAGCGTCCTGTAATGCTGTAGGATTGATTGAAATAAATATAGGAGTGTCAGAGTATTCAATTTTGATTTTCTCTTCAATATTAGCACTCTCGGAGCTTGAGGACAATATCAATTCGTTGTCTTCGAGCTTGATATGTACAAATCTATCAAGATATGTTGTTTCACTTGTCATTGTAATTACCAAGTCAAGGATTCTGTTGAACTCTTTCGGCAATTCAATCGTTTGTTCTGTCTGAAAGTTGTTTATTAAATCCATTATTGTTTTGAATTGGTACTTCCCAGATATTCTTCTCATTGCAAGCATACAGGAATCTTCATCCATAAATATTACCCATGCTTTTGATACTCTAAAGTGGGTTGCTTCCAGTTTTGTTAGTGTTGGAGCCAAGTCAGCGTTGAGTAGAATGTTTTCCTTTGTCTTTAATAGTGGGTGTTCCAGTTGCCACACACTCGCTCTTGTTTTGTCTGAACTCATTATTGTGCTGCCATTTATACAGATACAAGCAAACGCTCCATCGGAAGGGTCTTTGCTTGCGGAGAATGCACAGGCATTTATTCCTTCTCTGAATCCTTCTGGCAATTCATACAACGAGTCGTCCCCCAACGATTCTTTTATCTCTTCGATTGTTGCAAGGTCAATTTCGTTCAGCATTAAAGAGTTCAAGGATAGCTTTGCCTTTCCACAGATTATTTTTACCTTCTCCTCATCCTCAGCAATCTTCACAAATTTGCCAGTGGTCTTCGTGATAAAATTTAATAGCTTCGTAAAGCTAACGACACAATTTAAGTCAGTCTTAATTGGAAATGACATGTATGTTTGGTCATTGAAGATGGCAATTTCCTGTTCCGAGAAGATTAATTGCCCCAAGAAGTTTTCAATTAACACATCATCCCTTAGCGAGACCGGCTTCAGTTTGTTTAGGATGTTCCGCAGTTCGGATTTTTTTATTTTCATTTTAATTCCCCGCCAAGATTGTATCGAGCATTTGTTCTGCTACCAATTCCGTTTTTTTGCCCAGTAAATCTTTTCTCATTTCCAACATCAAAACAGAAAAGGTATCCATCGTCTTTACTGTGTCGCCACCCATTGCAGTTACTCTCCAATCAATGTACTTGAAGATTACTTTATCAGAACCAAACAGAGCTATGTTTGTTCCAATTATTACCATTTCCTGTCCTAAATTTTTCTTAGCCTGTTCATTCTTGTTTGATTTTGTTTGCAACTGTGGGTCTGTCATCTTTGCAAACAGTTCCAATAAATCACAATACGCTTTTGCTTTGTTCATTTTGCCTCCTTGCTCCATTGTTTTATTCCTTTTTGTGCCTTTATAAGTAAATTTTCCATTTGAGACATTTCGTCCTTTTGTCTGTTTATTATGGCATCTTGCAACCTTATTAACATATGTTGCTTTTCAATCATTTCATCTTGTTTTTTAAAGTGTTGTATAATATCAGTCAAATTTGGTTTCATTTTTTAAACACCAATATATATTCATGTTTCTTTGGTAATATTTTATTGTTAATTATATCCTGTACGAATGCGGCATTCACCGGATTTCCTAAGTCAACTATGTATATATTAAATGGTGTGAATCCTGCTTCAATGAATAATCTGTACAAATCCACGTGGTATGGGTAGAATACTTTATCTTTCCTGAAGTCATTAATAAACCAGCAACAGTAAGCGCCTTGCTTGAGGATTCTATAGTTTTCTTTAACGTGTGGCATTAGATTATCAATGAAATCATCATATGTTTGAGATTTTCCTAACTGCTCCTCTTCGGGACCATAGTATTCAATGTCCCAATAAGGTGGAGAAGTGATCGTGAAGTCGGCACTTTCACTTGAGAAAGCAGGAACATGTGCCGAACTGCCTTCATATAATTTGATAAAGTTCTTTCTTGGCAATAATGATTCTTTGTTCCTTTTGTTTAGGATTTCTGCCATTTCCATGTTGTTCAACATAAATTCGTGACACAAATCAACACCAATATAATTCATTCCTGCTTTATAACACAACTCCATCCGGCTGTTGTGTCCTGCGAATGGGTCATAAACTGTTCCGCCTTCAGGACAGTATATTTTTGTGATGATTCTCCCTATATTCTGAGGAAATGCCGAGAGAGTGTTTGTTCTTCCTTGTAGTTTGAGTCCTGACTTCTCAAGACCCGGAGTGTAGTTTTTATTGCTGTGCATTGTTCTTGCATTCTTTTTGTAGTGAAAAGCATAACCACCACCTCTTTTCTTCCTTGAAGTATCCGTTGTTTTGGATATTACTTCGGTGCGATTATGTATAAGGATGGATGTTGGAACTTTCTTTGTGCCAAGCTCAATTAAGAACTCGGATTTGATTTGTCTTGATTTGGCTAAGGCTTCAGCACTGAATCCTTTTGTTTTTTTCTTCAAGACAAGCTTTGGTTTCTTTTTTAAGACAAGCTTAGTTTTTTTCATCTATAAAATATACCCTTGAGAATTTTATTAAATTACAGATTGCCCTTTCCAGACGCTTTTCAGAAAGCGACCGACGATCAACTATTCCTGACCGTCGGTCGTGAGCAATATAGTGCCCGAATATTTCTCTTCTATCTGATGATGTTTTGCGCCGTTCCATTACTTGATCGTCATCTTGTTAGTTTTCTCATCTTTCTCAGCGAGACCCTTTTCGACAAGACGATTAAAGACATCGTAGAAAGTGGCATTCTTATCATTCCATGCAAGTTCTTTTACCTCTTTCATTGTCTTTCCTGTTTTATTGCTGATGGACTTGGCAAACAGGTTTGCTTTGGAACCAACTGCGTATCCGTAGTCATCTTTCTTGACTGTGGATTTTGCAGCGGCAGGCTTTGTTGTTTTTGCAGTTGTTTTTGCTTTCAATGCGGGTTTCTTTGGAGTGACTTTCGCTTTTGCTTTCGCTTTTGCTTTCGCTTTCGGCTTAACAACAGTCTTTTTTTCTGGCTCTGTTTCTTCCGGTTCTGTCGCTTCGTCAATGGCGTTGTAAGCAAGGATGGCAACATCAGGAATGTCCCGCTTTGCTTCCGAAAGGGCTTCAACTGCTTCAGTAAATTGAGATACCAAATCTTCGTTGGAAGTTCCAACTACTTTAATTTTAGGCTCAATTTCCCCTGAATCGTTAATTGCTTTGATTGCTTCTTTAACCGCTTTCATGTCTGGCATAATTCTACCTCCTTTAATTGTGTTGATATTAATTGCATTTTTTAACTTCTCTTTACGAGTTATACACAAAATATCACGTTTCAGCGCATTGTCAAGCACTTTTTTTGAAAAAATTGTGTTTTTGTGTGTATTTCTAACAATATCAGACTTTTGCTCCCGAAAATAAATTTGCAATCCCTACCAAATATACGAATTAATTTTTTTTCGTGTTTTGGCAGTTTTTAAGTACCACTTTTATTCAAACAGACTTTGTTCATAGTCTGTTAATATGGGCAGAAATGAGGACTTGAAGGGACCAGTTTCCTCAAAATATGAATAACTTCCGTATGGCATACGGGAATAGTTAATTCCAATTGGGCAACTGTCTTTACCATGTAACATAGCATGTTTTGCTCTTTCCTTTGCAATTTTCCTACCCACCTTTTTACAAACAATATCTTTTTTGCTACAAAGAGCAACCCCTTTTGCAACCCCACCAACTTCCCTTTCCAAAATACAAATAGTAATTGTTGGTTTATTTTCTTTATCTCTAATGTAATAATAATATTCCTTCATTCGATTTCACCTCCTTTCATATTTTTGTACTCATCAAAAATTAACTCGTAATCCTATACTGTAATTATGATTAACAAAATACGCTGATACAGCCACAGAGCTTATTAGCCAAACTGTTCTGTAGTCTGAAGGCAATACATGGGATATAAAAGTATAGACTAAAGTAGACCCTATAAAATAGGATGTTACTCTTCCCCGACTGGGATGTTCCCCCACCATAGGATTTATTTCAGAGTACTTTTCTGGTTTAGAAGCTATATCCAATGTTTGTCCATAATCCATAGCCTTCAAACCCAAGGACACTCCATATAATACTTTTTGATTTTTTGTCCAAGGGTCAGTTGCACAGCCAACACACATCAGCCCAATAAAAATTATTAAGTATTTCACTTCACCTCCTTTCATATTTCGCTGTCTAAGTTTGCTTGTCCTACCATTAATTTTTGTAATACCGTTACAGTCGCATTTGCATCAAATTTTTTGTGTCTGTGTAACATCCACCCCACTCCCATAATGCCAGATTCCTTTTGTTCATCTGTTTGATTTAAAGTCATCATTCCGTCCACATGTGCAAGCTTTCCTACCCATTTTGCAGTATGTTCTACTTTTAGTCGGGAAACATCCTGACCACTTTTTGTTACTTGTGTCGGAGCAATGACAAGGGCATGACGTTCCGCTGCCAATTGAGAAAGAGCAATCCATGTTCTGTCTTCCTTGTCGATACCAACAGAATTGTCCTCTTCTGGTTTTAGAATATCTGCATAGTCAATTAGGATTATATCTGGGACAAAATCTTCCAGTTGTTCCAGTAAATCTAAATCTCTTTTTACGTCTGAAATATTGGCAGAAAATCTCGGATAGATTTTAATTCGCAGCAAGTCATTATAGCTTTTCTGCCACGCTTCGAGTGTTCTTCCAACTGAGCTAACATCAAACGACGGTGCATCCAACATCTCTGCCCATGACGCTGTTTCGTAGTTGTCTGTTCCATCATTTCTACAAGCAGTACATGGCAAATAAGTGTCTTCTTCATTAAACTTTTCTGGACTTGGTTCATCGCACACTCTTTGGTCTAACTCGCAGGAATCATCTTGATTTTTTACACAGTCAAAACAAGGAAAGACGAGCCTTTCCCCTTCTTCATATCCACCAGTCATTCTTCTATACAATCGCTCTTTTGTTTGTTGTTTATTCATTTCAAGGGAGAAGTGAGCGACTTTTAAATTACACAAAATTCCCATAAGTTCAAACTCTTGCAGAAACCATGTCTTTCCTTTTTTGAATGCTCCTGATATGCCTATCAACCAATCTCGTTCCAAATTTCCTATGAACTCTCCGAGCTTCCCCGGAAGAACAAGAAACTCTTCATCCATTTGGTTAAATGTTTCGTCTATTTCATTATTATCAAAAGGGTCTATCCATTCGGAGGTAAGCTTTTGAATCTTCCTAAAGGAAGATAGCTGGTCTTCTGCTCCTTTGATATCCCCTTTTTCCAACAGGACTTTTAAATTACCAGATGTTATTTCAAGCTCTCTTGTCTTGAAATAAAGTTCTGTCTGGTCTAATAGATATGGTAAATTTATTCCTTTGTCCTGTGCATATCGCTTTGATATTCGAGTCAACAGTTTTGATATGAGTTTTGCTTCTTCTTCCTTTAGCTTTGGCTCTTCTGCGTTGAATATGCTTTGGATGTCATCAAACGGCACTTCTTCGTATGCCTCGTAGAAGTCATAAACCCAATAAGCTACTCTCCTTGTGAATGAACTTTTGAAATAAGCAAAATCAATCAAGGGATATATGCTTTGCATAAACTCTTTTGATACAATCATTCCGGTGATTATCCGCTTTTCAACATTAACATCAGTCTTTTTTCTTTTTATCAGTCTTGGCATCTATGTCCCACCCTTTCACTACAATTGCTGTTCTTTCGTCTTTTACCCCTTTCCAATATCCAAGTGCAAACTCCGTAGTACATTCAAACTCACATTTTGGGTCTTTACATCTAAACCATGTTCTTGCTTTGGGACCAAGAAATATTCTCATTCTACAAGAACATTCAGGACAGTAAACAAACCTTGATGTATCATTGCCTTCGTGTATTAATATTTCTTTTCTGTGTGCTGGCATTTTCCCTCCTCTTCAGTGATTGAATTTTGTATGGCAGTTAATATTTCCTAATTCGGATACATATTTATCAAGAAGTCTCGAAAACCGACTACTGTGCTTTGTTCTTCACAGCAATTCACACTACAAACGCACTCCGCTTTGCGTTCGATGTCAAAAATCCTCTATCAGTCATATAATTTGGCAATCTCTCGAATACAAAATCAGCTTTAAACCAGAATGCATGAACTTTCTTTAAATCGTTATTTGCACACATCATTATGGTTTTCCATAACAACATTGCTTTCTTTTGGTGTGTGTTCAACATTGGCTTGATAATCCTATTATCGTTCATCTTGAGAAACTTATTCAGTTTGAATGCTCCGGCAGTAAAACAATTCTTATCTTTATGTGTCAGCTTGTCAAATGGTGTCATGGATAAACCATTTCGAGCTTCTTCGTTGTATACATCAAATAGAGCTTTGGACAATTCGGGATTGCGATCAACAAGAACAGGAACTACTGGGACTGGTTCGTTTTCGAGTGAGTCAAGGAATAAGCTTTTAATCCTTGAAAATTTATTATAGAAGAAATCGGCAAGATAAACAAACATGAATCCTTTGTTTGCTGGTTTATATGAATCATCTACCGCTTTTGTAATATGTCTGTCAATAGCAAATCTGATTTCCTTTTCTGAGAATTTTCTATTGTGATATTTTTTTAGGGAAGTATCTCTGTTAAACAAAATTCCCCTTGCAAGTTTGTTTAAGCAATGTTTGGCTTTCTTTGCAGCTTGAGTATTCAATGATGGCTGTTTCTTATAATATTCTTGGTAGTAATAATCAAATATTCGTTTATTCTTTTTAGTCAATGTGAGACTTTTCTTTTTTGGAATCAAATCAGTTTTGTTATTCCTGAGTGAGTCACTCATTCTCTTTTGTGCTCCGATAGGAGTACTCAATAAAGATACGCCAGTATCTTTATTACTGGATGTTATACTAGTATTACTGTGTAGTCTCATTTTTGAGACTCCATCCCGGGGTTTCTTCAAAACGAGCTTTATCTTGTTTTTCTTGTTATTTTCATTAGTTGATTGATGGTCAGTCTCATTTTTGATGTCGAGTCTCATTTTTGAGACTGATTTCCAGTCCTGTATCCGGCTGTTAAATCCATAAGTTATATTGATTCGAGTCTCATTTTTGAGACTGAAAATAATCCTCTTTTTCTTGAGTGAGTTCAATGCCCTAAATATTGAGGATTTGGGAAGTCTTGTTGCTTTTATGAACTGAGAAATGGCAATTTCATCCCGCTTTTTATCCCATCCAACTGTCTTTTTTATGATGAGCATTAAGCAGGACATTTCGCTTTTTGGCAGTCCAATATATGTGAGAGCATCCCAAATATCGAAAGGAAGTATTATTGTTTCGTTGTCGACCATTTTATAATATATAGCCCTGAGTTTCTTTTCTGATTAGTTTTTGTTTCTTTGGAATAAGTATGGCATTCTTTCTTGTCAAAATTCTGGATTTTTTTTCTTTTCTCCATCTCTTAAAATATATGGCAAGTTCTGGAACATCTGGTAATGGAATATGATATGTTCTGATTCTGGGCAGTCCTTCTCCTGCATTTGGATGGGGAAAAAGCATTTCTTTGTAAACACAGTCTTCCCATAACTCCAAAAGTATTTTTTTCTCAAAAATAGCAAGTATTCCGGGTCTTCCTTTCTCTGCGGGTCTTCCTTGAGCATATAGAATTGTTCTATTAACTCTTGTTATTCCTGCGGGAATCCATTTTAGACTCTTTTCATCATCTTCCATTGGGTTTGTTCTTTTCTTCACCTCAATAGACATAACCCCACGCCCATCATCTCTAATATCACATGGTTTGTCCAGTTTTATTTCTATTCTTTCTCTGCAAGTTCCATATTTTTTTACACTTGCCCACGAAGCATATGGGCTGCATTTTATTCCTAAAAACTTATCTATTAGTGGAACAGCTTGATCTACCCATATCTTTCCTTTGTTTACACTTTTATCATATGTTTTGTCTTTCCAAGATTTTTTCTTCATTTCTACCTCTCCAAATAGATTGTTTTGGTTGTTATTTCTATGGTTTGACCATTTTCAGTCTCAAAAATGAGACCAACATTGTATAACCAATTGAAAAAACAGTATCCTGCCCAATAAAGGACAAGATACTGTTAACCCAATATGGTCTATATTAATTTTAACGGACGTTTTGACGCCTCACAAACATAGAATCACCTCCTTATGCTTTCTCAAACAGTGTTATTACTGTGAGTATTCCGAGTAACCAACCAACAAAGATAGACATGCCAATTACTTCTATTAGATCAGTAACGGCAATTCTTTTTTTCTTTCCATGATTTATGAATACGCTATAGGCTTCTATTTGTTTTGAGTTCATTTTATATACTCCTAAACGAGAGAACCCCCAACGAGCGGGCAAACTCATTGGGGGTTCTGGGAGGCAGGAAGGCATGGAGAGAATTATTTTTGCCACCTGTCAAGATTATTTGTTTTCTGTTTAACATGTCTCTCCTCATGTGTCAAGCCCTTTTTTAAAAATCTTGTATTTATATTGTTTCATTTGATTTGTCAAGCGGAAAATTTTTACCTTGTCTCGTTAAGTCTCGTCTTGTCTGGTCGAGCCAAGCCGGACTCGGTCTTGTCTGGTCGTGCCAAGCCGTGCTTTGTCTTGTAAACTGTTTAATTTGCCTTGAATAATTCCAGAGTTTTTGTGACGTTAATACATTCAGATTCTTCTTTTACTTTTTCTTCTAAAGCAACTATCTTTTTTGGTCGAGTCATCAAATCAATTGCTCCTAAGAAAGAAGCAGAGGCATTGTGCCTTATTTTGCTATTATTTGTAAGAGCACCAAAATCATTGACAGCATGAAGCACTTTTTTTCCTTTCTTAGAAGCTTTCCTGATTTTATGTATGACGGAAGCACCACTGTTAGCAATTTCTTCATCCGAAGCTCTTTTTATTCCTTCATTTGTTATTGTTATAAAAACAATCTGGCAATCATTCAGAGCTTTTCTTCTTGCAGAGTACATAATACCACTACCATCTTTTCTTATATCTCTGCCAACAATATCTGTCATTTCTTGATAGGAAATAAGTTCCCCAACTTTTACTTTCATTAGTCTTTCAAGTAATTGTTTTGTTTCAATTGATAAAATAAAATTTGACATTTTTCTTCTCCTTTTAGTTGAATTATCTTGTCTTGTATAGTCCAGTCCCATCCTGTCGAGTGTAGTCTCATCTGGTCAGGTCATGTCGGGCAAACTGTTTAAAAACCTTGTCTTGTATAGTCAGGTTTTGTCTTGTCACGTCTAATCTCGTCTTGCCAAGTCTCGTAAATTGGTTGTTTCCTTGTCAGGTCAGGTCGAGTCAAATCAAGTCGTGTCCTGTCGGGTCCCATCGGGACGTGCTGCGTCTAGTTAAATCCTACCTCGTTTTTTAAGCTAAGACCATTTTATATTTTCAACAGAAAATCTTCCGTAAAAGCCATTGTTTCTTGGACGAAATCTTCCTAAACCAATAAACTTGCCAGCTTCTTCCAGCACATACTCAAATATTTCTTTAGTAACTGTATCATCAAAAATGATGAAATCTACTTTCCCCTCCCATTTGTGGATAACTGGAAAGCATTTGTGAACTCTTGTGTTTCCACCACGCCTTCCATCTGATGGTACAAAGAACCATTCCCCTTCAACTTTGTCTTTTTTGTCTGGAAGAATAAGTGGTTCAGTTACAAGTATTCCTGCTTCAAAATGCTTTGTATAGTTCTGCTTTCCCTTACCAGGAATTTTTATTGCGAGATACTTTGCGGCTTCAGCAATGCAATTTTTGAATGCCATTGGGGGGATAAACACGTTGTTATCTTTTGTTGTATGGAGTCTGTCCCTCCATGTCCTTTTTTCATAATCAGCGTTCGATTCTTTTTCTTCTTTTGGTGTGTCATAATACTTTGATTGACTGTAAGATGAACTGCTTTTTAAATTTGTGGTAGCTGTTTTCATAATTTCTAATCTCCTTTGTTAGATTGTGTTGGTTAGTCTCGTCTCGTTTTGTTCTATCGCATCATGCTCTGTCTTGTCGAGGTAGGTCTTGACGTGTCTTGCAAGATTTAATAGATTTTACCAAATATCTCTCTCCGTAAATGTTTAACATCTTCCCTGCTCATTGAGCCGGGGTCTCCTTCGTCTAATTGCAATTGTTCTACATGATCTACCTCTGAAGATAAATCATAACACAATCGCTCCGCACTCTGTTGTGCCTCCTCTTCAGCATCATACAGGATAAATACTCTTTTAAATTGGGATAAAATGGATAATTGAATTGCAGTCCATTTTATCCCCATAGTGGCGCCACAGTTGTCACCAATTGCCCATGTGTCTGTAGCTCCCTCAACTACGAGAATTGATTCTTTGCAGTTATCTA